TTGATACTGTTATACCGTTGTTTGTACTAAATTGATCATTATTAAATATAGAAAATGAACTTGTACTGTATGTAGCTACTGAGCTTCCTAGGAATGGTGTTTGAGCGTAGTCATCTTTAAATGATTGTGTGGTTTCTACTCTTACTCTAACATTGGTTGGCTGTCCACTTGTCAATAGCCCTAATCCAAAATAGGATGCATTAGAGGACGCTAAAGTAGTTCCAGTAGTATTAGCTGATAATGTTCCNGTAAGGGTNTTAAAGCTACTTTCTGCAAGTACCGTTGCAGGTACTCTGCTAAATTGTGCATAGTATAGTGGGTTAGTTCCTGCATGATCACTTCCTGTTTCGCTATTAAGTAAAAACCCTTTTCCTATAAAATACTCTTGTATGGTTTCAAATGAACCTGTTTTTGTGCTGTCTATATAAGCAGATGTTCTCCAGTTATTTGATAAGCTTATGGTTTCTCCATTAAAGACACCTGGTAGTGCTATGTTCCTATGTAGATTAGTATTACCTGTGCTATAATTAGCTGTTGTACTTCCCCAAGTTTTAGTATTAGGTGTTGGTGCAGCTACATCTAAAGATGAACTCATTACACCGGCCATAAATCTTAATATTTCAGATATATGTGTACTGTGATTAAATATATCAAAGTAAGATCCATCTAAATTATCTTGCCATTCATTGGAAGTTGGATAACCTACTGTTGTATTATTAGATACTATCGCTGTTGATCCTGATTCTGTAGTGCTTACTGTTAATGAACCGGATATTTGATGTCCATCAGCTCCTGATATAAGTAAACTACCTGTTATCTGGTGTGTATCATCTAATGAGTTACCGAATAAGGTTGATCCTGATTCAAATATTACAGATGCACTTACTATTTCAGTATAGAACTCTTGTGCTGTTAATGTACCCTCTACTACTACGTTACCATTTTCATCTACAGTAACTAAATCACTACTGCCGCTCTTAATTGTGAATACATTACCTGAGGGAGATACTGATGCTGATATAGATCCTGTAAATATAGCTGATGGATCTATACCTATAAATTCATCTGCTGATATTGTACCCGATACTACAAGACTACCTGTTAGTACTCTTGAGCCGCTTAAGTCACCATCAATCTGTTTCCAATGTACTAATGCCATCTTTTATGTTGTAGTTTTAATTTTACCTGATAATACTATTTGATCTCCCGTATCTAAAGAATACTCTGTTCCACCTGTCTGAATTACTACTGTTATGTTAATACCTGTTTGAGATACAGTATAATACAGCGGTAGTACATGTTGTCCGTTTATATATAGAGAGAATCGTTCTGCACCTGATGAAAACCCATTCGGTACTTCCAGTATAGTAGCATTATTAAATATTGCTGCATTATTAGAAGCAAAATTAGCTATTAATGTATTATTTGTAGCAACATACTCTAATTGTTCAGCTGTCATACCTTGACTTTGAACTCCTGCGGTTCCTGAGTCAAAGAATCTGTAGTCTGAGTCTTTTGTTTCTGTTCTAGATGATGCTTGTAATGTTTCCAGTGTTCCTGCTGTTTCTAATCCAAAAGTAACTGATGATTTAGAGTAGTATTTGTTCATTCCTGCTAAAGTAGCATTTATAGCGTCAGGTATTATGTGCCCGTTCATTACTATTGTAAAATTAGTCTTAACAGCTCTTTCACTACCTTGCGCTAACTCTGTTGATGTTGTATACGAATCTATTTTAGCTCTAAAACTAAACTTTTCTTCATCACCCCAGTAGGCATCTGATGCATAGTTAATAGATTCTATTATTTTATTCATCTGCTCTACATAGTCTGTAAATATTATGCAGGAATAGGTTAAAGTTACATATTCAGGTATAATTACACCGTAATATTCTTTAATAGGTTCCCTATTCGTTAATAGACTAAATTTATCGTATATATTCTTGTTAGAAAAAGCTTTTTTGTATATTCCGTAACTAATAGGATTACGTGGGTCTACTTTATTACCTAAGTTTCTATTTTTTTCTACAGAATCTCTTTTAAACATGATTAAAGGAGCCTGTACCTTACCATTTTTATCTCTATGGAAGCCATCTTTCTGTACTGCTTTCCATCTTTCTGGTGATCCGTACATTACAGGTACATTAGTCTTGTTACCATTTTGTATTACTGATGGTTTAATGACATTGTTAAAGTAATAGATAATAGTTTCATCTATATCTCTTAACCCTATTGTAAGCTGTTTAACTTTATCTCCTTTTACCGTACGTTGGTTTTCTCTCTTCTTACTGTCTGGTATTAAAGGTTTACCTGTAGGTAGAACCGGAGATATCTGATCTCTCATTATCTCTGCCTGTTTCTTTGGTATAGGTTTCTTTCTTTTAGCCATTTTACATTCTCTGTCTATTGAGTCCTACTCTATCTGCTCTAGTTAAGTGACAATCTACTGTAATAGACATAGATGATCCGTGAGTTCCAGCTCTATCTATGTTATACTTATTATCTTTACCTAATAGCAAGCTATTTTCTTTAACTGCGTCTACTTCATAGTAATCTTCTTGCCACATTACTATATCACCTACTTCCGGTACTGTAGAAATATCTTCTAAATCTGGTTTTAAGAATGCAAATGATGCTTCTCTTCCTAAATCAGGTCCAAATTCATTTACATCGTACACGACATCCCCTCTAGTAATTAAACAATTTAGTTTAACTGCTTCTAAATACGTTTTCTGTAATGCTTCTCCGTAAATATTGACGCTAGTATCCGCAACACTGAGCTTATAGTACAATATTTCTTGCTCAATGATGTCGCTTAGTAATTCTCTGTTAATATTAACAAATAAATCAAAATCTCTGTTACTTCCGAATAGCATTATTTTTCCTGTATTGTTTCTACTGCGATTTCTATCTTAACTATATTACTGTATTTCTTTTTTGCATTCACTTTAAATGAATTGAAAGCTTCTTCTCCTCCTTTTTGTGATATAAGTTTAACTTTAAACGTCATACTTGTCATTTCTACTGCTGAGCCTGCATTAGTAACAGTGGTAACACCTGGTAAAGCACGTAGCAGCTCTGCTAAATCTTCGCTTTCACCTTCTTGGTACATTATACGTACCATACCTTCATAGGTACTGAATACTATCTGTTCTAATATTGTCATTAATTTCATTATCCTACGTGTATTGTCATTGGTACCGTTGCCAATGTTGCTCTAAGGAAATCAGACTCTTTAGCTTGTGCTTCCATTTGAACTCCTCTTGATGCTTCTAGCAACATACTCCTTAAATTAGTTAAAAGTTCTGTCTTTTCTGATCTAGCATCTGTTAATAAGTCTGCTTGGTTAAGAGTTGCTTCTGAACCTGGTACTGGGATAGTTCCGTACTTACCTCTTATGTAACCTAGCACTTCTTTTGCTAAGGCTAAAGTGAATTGAAATATCCACTGTCTTCCTACACTGTTAATCTGTAAGTATTGAGGGTTAGAGTAAGGCACTTCTGATACTGTTGTTATATTCCCAGTTGAATTATCAAAGTTAAGTTGAGATTTATCAGATAATTTCATGTACTCAAAGAATAATTTACCTGCTCTTCGTGGGACTGGGAATACTTTAAGTTGATTATTGACTAATTCAAAAGAAAATGCTGATTTTCTTATTTGATCGTTAAATTCTATTGCTTGCATTTTCATTACATCATAAGAAGCAGGCATTAACATAAAACTAATTCCCGGGCTATGCTTTCCAAATCCAAATGACTCCATTAAACCTTGTGCTCCTGTTCCGGTTCCAGCATAAGGATCAAAGAATCTAGTTATAGCTGGTGCTGATTCGTAAAATACTTTTCTTATCTCTATACCTCCTGCAATAGAGTTATCTGTCGCCCATTGATCAAGGTCATAATTCTGAATAGATGAAGTAAGTTCTATTGAACCCGAATGTTTTGTTACATTCCCTCCTACTCCAGCTTCTGTACCGTAGTTTTTTGCTATTTGAACAAAACGATTAATGTTCGGTTCAACAAGTTGGTTGTTTGCTGTACTTCCTGTTGGAGCTCCTTCAAAAGATAAATAGTTTTCTCTAATTTTATACTGAAAAACTTCGTTTCCGTACACAGTAACTGCTTCTTCGAAGCATGCATAAAAAGATCCTGATTGTAATTCCACATCCATTAATGGAAACCCAAGTCTTTGAGCACAAAATCTTGCTACTTTATCAGCATCTGCTGCAAAAGCTGCGTCTGTATCATAAAAACCGAAAGGTGTTTGTCCTGCACTAAATGTAGAACTACCGTCCCATATAGATTTAATAGCCATAGTAGTAGTTTATATATAAATAGTGACTAATCTCTGAAGGTTTTATATACTTCTAAGATAGGTGCAACAATTGTGTGTCTGTGATTAGATAAAAGTGCGTGTGTAGCAAAGCCTTTTACCTCCTCTTCTATTCTAGATAGGAAAGAAAATCCTGTTTCTCTCTTATCTTTAAGATCTATTTGTGCCATATCTCCACATATAACCATTTTAGATCCTTTACCTAATCTACCAATTACAGTTTCCATTTGACTATGTGTAACGTTTTGTGCTTCATCTACTATAATAAATGAGTCAACAAATGTTCTTCCTCTCATAAATGCAAAAGGTACTATTTCAATAGTTTCTTTTTCTAATTCTTTATCAACCTTCTCTTTACTATACAGCATGTATAAGTTATGATAGATTGGTGCTAACCAAGGATCCATCTTTTCCCTTATATCTCCTGGTAGAAATCCTATATCTTCTTTAGACACGGTTGGTCTTGTTATAATAATCTTTTTAACCTGTCCTGTAAATAGTAAATCCAATGCTACTTGTGTAGCTACTAATGTTTTTCCTGATCCTGCCATTCCTTTCAGAACAGTCACGGGTGACTCTAATATTAATGATTTTGCTATTTTCTGTTCCTCGTTTAGTTGGACTTGGAATTTAATAGGTCTTTTAGGTCTTCTCTTTTGAACGAATACTTCATCTGTATGATGGTTTGATGCCATGCTAATAACTTTTGGTTTATACCTATAAATAGCATTTGTTAAAATAAGCATAAAAAAAAAGAGGCCCGAAGGCCTCTCTTAATTTAGTAAGAATCTATGAAAGATTATATAGTAGCTAAATCGCTAACATAAATTTTTCCGTAAAATTCTGGTCTGATCATTTTCTTCGCGTAACGAGTCATAATACCTTTTCTTGGTGTGAAAGATACTGGATCGTATACTAGAGGAGTCATGATTAATGGAATATAAGGAGCATATACAGCACCTGCTTCTAAGAACTGTCCACCTCTAAATCCTGTTAAGATTACGTTTTCAGTCATATAAGGGTTTTTGTATACCTTAAATCTACCATTTAATTGACCTACTTTCTGTACTCCGAAAGCAAATTCAGCAGAATCACCATCTGTATTAGCAGCAAATCCTGGAATAGATTCTAAGATTGTTGCTACAGTTGGAGAACATACTAGGAAGTTTGCACCACCTCTTAATGTTCTTTGGTGAATCTTGTTAGATACTTTTTGGATTTTAGTTCCTAATGTTTGGAACCATTGTCCTTGAGTATTGTAAAAATCTGAAGTAGTATCTA